GTATAAACTAACGGTTACTTGGACTTGTAACTTTGGTGCTTGGCACAGAAATTAGGCAAGAGCGACAGCCTTGACAAACTCGCCCAACAGGGCCACGCCGAGCGCGGAGGCGACACTCCACGCGAACGTCGTGCTGCCGTCAGACTTGACGATCCAGCTGTAGGCTTGCGAATGGTTCTTCGCGTAGGCATGCGGGTTTGTGTACGACCAGTTGTTCACGGTCGCGCCAGCGATGTCGAGGGCCACAGAGATGGTGTCTCCCGCGGCCAACGCTGAAGCAGCGTAGTTGAACACGAGCTCCCAAGTGCCCTTGGGCAGGGTGTACGCGCCGTTCGAGTCTGGCTCGAGCCCGATGTCGTTCACATCAGTGTGGTTCGTGGGCATGGCCGGACTCCCGTAGAACACGGGTGTGGCGGGCGCGAGGGCGATGCCAGGCGCACGGGTCTTGTACGCAGTGAAGTTGGCAGGGAACTTGCTCGTGATGTTGGGGCAGTAGAACTCAATGTCGTAGTGCACCTCGATGCGGCCAACACTGTTCAAAACAGTGCCACCACTCGAGAGCGCAACAAAACGACCAAAGTAGCGCTTGAGTGCCTCCGAAGCCTGGTCAGTCTCGACGTAGAGCGCGTCGCGAATCGAGTCAATGAAACGACGCGGCACGTTCAGCGTGAGCGGCTCGTAGACCGGACCGAACTCAGAGTAGCCTTGGTCGGCTGCATCCTGGAACTCAGTCACAGCGAGGTCCTTGACGTCCGGATCGAAGTACATGCAGATCTGGCCCGACGTGGTCTTGGCACACGAGGGGATCCAGCGGAACTGCAGCTTCACGAATCGGTACTTGTCGTGGAAGCCGGCTGTCGCCGACATGTACTCAGTGAACACCGGAGTGAGCGGACCGACAGGCTCGTCGAACACGACAGCCTGGCTAGCAGTCTGGTCAACGACTGTAACCACGTTGTGGTGCTGGAGATCAGTGGCAGGAGGATCCCTGCCATTCGACCGCATCTCCTCACGGACGATGCGACGGACGAGCTTGATGAGCTGCGTCTGCGAGCGGTTCTGGTTCTGGTTGATGTTCGGGCGGTTGGAGGAACTTGCTCCATTGTACGCTAGTGCGTTCTGGCGGCCGTTCTTCTTGGCCATCCTTGTTCTTGCTTGGTGCCGTGCCGTGCACCTTGAACGTCCGGGCCGAGGAGTCCATCCCCCGGCCCGTTGCCGACTACCGACGCCCACTGGGGGCGGCACCCCCTGTGGTGGACGACGGTTTGCCTCGCGGGTAGCTGCGGCGCTGCTTGCCCTTGCGACCGCGCTTCTCTTGGCGCGCGTCGGTCGAGCCCTTCCGGCCGCGCTTGTCTTGGCGCGGGCCAGATTTGTGCTGCTGCCTGCTTGCTGTCTTGCGAGGTGGCTTCTTGCGGCGACGTTCAGACGGCTTTTCTCCTGCACCGGCGCTCGTCAGGCCGGTATGCCCCTTCTGCCCGTTAGGGTGGTGGAACCTGCAATCAGGCCACCATGTGCACCGGTCTTTCCTCCAGTGACTGCACACGGTCGGGGTTGAGTTTTCTTGTTCGGGCATTTCGATCTGCCCTTCTGGCGTGAGTGTCACCACGCGTGCGGGAGCACGTGGGACGAACGCGATTTGTGGTGGCGCTGTGTAGTCCGAGCCAGGAGCGTCAGCTGCCCACTCGTCGAACGCCGTCAGGTCGACGTCGCCGCAGGTCTCGAGCATGATTGCTGCCATCCACGAACCCTCGTTGTTCGGGTACTGGTTGTTCTCGCCGAAAGCCATCCGGTATGACTTCTCGACCAGTTCACATTGGTCCACCGCCTCATCCATCAGGACTCTCGCAGCCCACGCGCCGAGAATGGGCGTGTGCTGGTCGCTGAGCCAAATTGGGCTGGCCTTGGTGAATGCGATCTCCGACACTGGAACGGAACTCGGATCTGCTGTCGTAGCGACGACCTGACGCAGTGTCCGCTTGATGTCTGCCATGGAGTCGAGCGACCCCGTCCAGACAGCTGGTGAGTACGTGCGGGAAAGGAAGCTCAGACATCCGACGATGCCTGGGCCGTTCGGCCAGCGGAGCTCTGCCTCCGCGATGAAGCCGATTGCCTCACACGCCCTGACGACGTTGTTCTTCGCCACGCCCACGGTGAGTCCGTCATCACCCTGGTAAATCCCAAGCCTGCGCCACGCACCAATCGGTCCATGGGTGTAGCGCAACGCGAGGTACATCGCGAATGCGTTGAGAATCGTGTTGTAGTACGAAGTGCCTGGCTCGCCGGAGGCCCGGGCCGAGCCGAGGTCATAGTAGACCCGGCCCAGTTTGACCGTCCTGTTACGGACGGCCCGGTGGGCGTCAACGTAGAAGTCGACCAAAGGGTCGTCCTTGTACGCGCGCCGGATGATCATATCCTCCAGCTCCCTGGCGTGGGCGTCAATTGTGCCGTCAAAACGCTTGTAGTCAGTCTCTGCAACTGATTCTCCATGCGTGTCAGCCTGGACCGCGATCTCCGCGACTCGTCCGGCAATGTCCTTCGGTGACATGCCTGAGCCGTAGAAGTGGTAGCCTGGCTTGTTTCGGGTCACACTCACCTCGATGTGCTGCTTGGCGTATCGCGACAGTCCGCCGACGACCATCGACTCGATCACCTTCAGCCCTTCTGGCAGAGGGGTGATAATGCGCGAATCCTTCGGGTACTCGTAGATCTCCTTCTTCTGGAAAGCGAAGTAGATCTTGGTCGGGTCGTGTCCGTAGTAATCCATCACATTGTCGATCGTGGCACGTTGTTGGGCTGTGCTCTGGCGCTCCTTGAGCTCATCAGCAGTGTCGGGCCGCACCGCGGCCTCGGGCGGGAAGAGAAAGTCCAGGAATTCGGCGAATCGGGCCAACACAAGCGGGTCGTGCGGACGAGGCTCACGTTTGTACTTCGTGATCCTCTCCTTGACAGCACGACGGTTGTCGTCGGTCCCGTTCCCGGGCATCAGCGGTTCCTGCAAGATCTGCTTGGACCACTGCCACATCCTTGGCTTCTTCTCCACCGCCTCGGTGGGTTCCTCCGTGTACGTTCTCACTGGTGTTGGCGTGTGTCGCTCTGAGAAGACGATGGCGTCCTTCTGCATCGGCCCGTATCCGGCCTTCGCGACGGCAAGCCAGAAAGTGTAGTTTGCTGATCCGGCGGCATTCTTGTTTACAATGGCTATGCCGCCTGCAGTGACTGCATTCTTCTGGGTCGCCGCGAGAGCCTGGAAATTTGTCCATTCTGACGCAGTAATCTCTCTCAGTGCCTCATCGCCCGCGGTGCCCTGGAGACATCCGCGGAACACTTGCACAGTGCCCTCGTACGTGTGCTTGATTGTCTTCATGACATGGTAGGTCCTCCCCTCCCCCTTTACGATCTGGGGGTGGAAGTCACGAAGCCTGTAGGGCCACAGGCTCACAATCCAAAGCACCGCACCAACTAACCCAAACCGGCGAACCGGAATGAGCCAGGTGAGCGCACGCTCATCAGCAATCTTCACGATCACCACCTTGCGGTGGGTACAGGTTAGCCGCAATCCGACGCACATGACAAACAGCGATAGAAGCTGCATCAGCCAGGTCGTGCTCGACGGCACGCCGCCCGGCCAAAGGGTGACAGTTGGGTAGGTCGTGGGGTCTGGGCGGTAGCCAAGGAACTTCGGCCACTCCAGCTTCCTCCACTCCACATGCCACTCGAACCGGCTGTACTCGATTCCTTCAACGAGGTCGACAGTCGGCACGTCAAAACGAGCGGGCGCTCGGACCGCGAGCAGCGACACAATCATCAGTGCCGCAGCAAGCGCGAGCAGCCACACACTCGGGCGGATCGTCCAGGTCACCAGCGCCTCCGGGTCGAACTTGCGGATCCTCTCACTCCGGTATTTTCCATCCGGAGCTTCGAAGTCCCATCGGCGCGTGTCGGTGTTGTAGCTGTACATGAACTCCCCGCTGTTTCCAGTCGGGCCTGACAGCCGGTAGTCGTATGTCACCACAATGTTCTCATTGTCCAGCAGACGGCTGAACTCAGTGTTGGTCAAGTGGTTTGACACATCGACGAGCGAGATCACGTGGTCCGGTCTCAACTCGTCGCTCTTCGACACCTGGTATGATGCCATGTCCTTAGCGTCATGGAGCAAACGCGTTCCGTCTGTTTCCAAACGGAGGTGCTTCCTGCTTTGGGACACGTCGTAGCGGCTTCCCCCGATCAGAGCAACACCGCCGTCTATCATCAGATCGGCAGCGCTCCTGTGACTCGCAGAGACGCCATGCTGGTTCTCGGGTCTGGCCTTGAAGTCCGGAACTGAGATTGATTTTATCGCGCTGACGTACCTGTCGTACGTCGCAGCGTCAATGACAGTCTTGGACACAGCCCATGTACGGAACCGTGGCCAATGCCGGCGACACAACATGATCAGAAGTGTTGCCAGCACCAGACCCAGCAAGCTGAGCCCAGCGAGAACTTGGTTCGGGTAGAACACAAGAAACTCGGTTGCCTTGTCCGTGGCCGCGCTGAAAAGCGCTGCTACCACGACGAGGCTCTCGACAACTCTGTCGAGGAACTTGTCGAGCCATTCAAGGCCCGGAAGAAGAGCTTCACTGGAAGCTCG